ATTCCAAATGTACATTCAAATGGATCAAATGTAACGAAAATTACTCCAGTTTCATTGGAATGTAGTGGATTTGCACGAGGATTTGATTCAAATAAAACAAGATTCCCATTATTGAAGGATGGAAATTCAGTTTACATTGAAGCAAATAAAGACATTTTTGTTATTGTTAACGGCATTCTTCAAAAAAGAGGATCATCATATACAATTATTGAAAATAATCCAAACAATACTTCAAATGATGGAGATGAGTATTCAGAAATTCAATTTAATGAACCACCAACAGATAGTACCCCATTTAATTGTTTCTATGTTGGAGAAACTATTTCAATTCAAAATATATCTTCTCAATTTAATTCAATTAAAACTAATTTTGATTTAAGAAGTGTTACTGGAGAAATTTTTAGTTTAATCTCAAATAATAGACCAGAAGCAAATATATCTGCTAATTTAATTTTATTCATAGATGGAGTTTATCAAATTCCATCTACAACAGAATCTGGTCGTTTAGAAGCATATAGTGATTCACTAAGTTCTTATAAATTATTAGGAAGTATTATTGATTTCAATTCTCCTCCAAAAAGAGGATCAGATTTTGAAGGATATATTTTTGTTGGATCACAATCTGATTATAATACAATTGATATTGATGTCGCGGTTGAACCAAATGATATTCTTTTACAATATAATGAAGTATCACCTAGAAGAATCCTTCAAAAAACTAGTGCTACTAAATTATCTGTAACTGAATCATTTGGAGTTTTATATGAAGCGTCAAATGGAATTGAATTGGGATCTGATAGGGGAAATAATTGGTGGAAAACTGATTTAATCAAATCAGCTAGAGTTAGAGAATCATTAAGATCAAGAAGAACAATAAATTCAAGTATATTCCAAATCGGTACGCCATCTCCATATCCATTAACTGGTAAAACATTATTTACTACATCAATACCAAGTATAAAAATAAATAATGTTTCTTCTGATTTTCCAACATCTCCTGATGATGATACAAATAAAATATCTTTTATAATTCCAGCAGGAACAAATTTCCCAAAAAGAATGGTTGATTTTACTTATGTTTCTTTTGTTCCTAGAAATCAATTGATTGTTGGTAGTAAAGATGAATTGCAAAATTTAAAAATTGTAGATTTACCATTTAATCAAATATTAAAAGTTAGTGGATCTGCTTCTGATTTAAGTACTTATTATTTTGGTGGCAATGCAAATACTAGTGAATTTACTGTTGTAAATTTTGATATAATTGATAAAATTATATACATCAAATTAACTGACACTGCGAAACCAGTTACTACAGCAAACTGGACTAATTTTCTTGGATATACATTAACTGCTGATAATTTAATTAATGAATATCAAACATTAACAGTTGGCACAAATTTAATATATAACTTCTAATGTCCTATAAATAACAATAAAACGTTTAGAAAATGGCAGCAATTTTAACGGATAAATTTAGAGTAATATTTGCTGAAAAATTTAAAGAAGCAATTGAGGTTGGTGAGAATCAAACTCTTACTGCATTAGGTGTACCAAGTACTACAATTTGGTTATTTTTTGCAAAATCCGTTGCTTGGATTGATGGAGTTGTTTTAGATCCAACAGATAATCAGCAAGATTCATTTAGATTATATGATCAAATAATAGGTCTTAAAAAGATTCCTTCTGCTGAAATAAGACAGGTTATTAGAAATAATAAATGGATAGAAGGAACAATTTATGATATTTACCGAGATGATTATGGTAAACTATTAACTTCTGCTGGAACTACAAATACTTATGTTCAAGGTTTAAATTTTGAACAACATTTATATGAAACAAACTATTATGTGGTGACATCAGAATATAAAGTGTATAAGTGTTTATCTAATAATAAAAATTCTCCTTCTACAGTACAACCATCTTCAGTAAGTGCTGCTCCATTCACATTATCTGACGGGTATCTGTGGAAATACATGTTTACTGTCAATGCTAATGATTTTGAAAAATTCAAAACTGATGAATATATTCCAATTCCAATTTCAATTCCAGTAAGTAACCAATTACCAGCGTCTGCAAATTTTGGAGGTTCCATTTATAATGTAGTTATTGAATCTGCAGGAACAGGATATACTGCCAATTCAGAATATGATATTGTTGGTGATGGTACTGGCGGAAAAGTAAAAATCACTTCAGTTTCTCAATCTGGAGCAATAACATCGGTATTAGTAATTAATCCAGGGAGTGCATATACATATGGACAAATTAATTTAGGAAGTGGAGGAGGATCATTAATTCCAATTATTTCACCAAAAGAAGGTACGGCAGTATCAATTGGTAGAGAACTTGGTGCATACCGAATTGCACTTCACGCAAAATTAGATAAAGATGATTTTGTTTTTGGTAATGATTTTAGTATTGTTGGAGTATTGTATAATCCTATTGTCACTACTTCAGGAACTGATGTTGCTATTGGCACAAAACAATTAGTTTTGGCATCTGCTTTAAATGGCACAATAGAATATAATGATTTACAAATACGTGTTACTGCACACTCATCTGGAGCATTAGGGGTAACAGAAACTGCTGCTACTGGAAGAATTGTTCATTATGAAAATACTACCAAAACCATATATTTCACTCAAGAAAATGAAGTTGGTTTTGGAATGGCTTCTAATGGTACAAGAGCATCCTTCTTACCTGGCGATACCATTAGTATTGGTGCAGATCAAGAAACTGCTACTATTGCGGCAGGAAATACTTCAGTAAAATCCTCTGGACTATCTAGAGGATCTGGAGAAATCATCTACATAGATAATAGGAGTACGATCTCCAGAGCAAAGGATCAAACAGAAGATTTTAAAATTATCTTAGAGTTCTAACATGCCCCAGTCAACTAATCTGAACACTCCTCCATATTTTGAGGATTTTGATGCAAAGAAAAAATTTCATAAAGTATTGTTTAGACCTGGATATCCTCTTCAGGCTAGAGAGTTAACAACAATACAATCAATACTTCAAAATCAAATTGAAAATTTTGGTTCTAGCATCTATAAAGAAGGTGCTATGGTTGTTCCTGGTCAAATTGGATATGACCTTACTTACTATGCAATTTTAATTGAAGAAGAGTATTTTGGAATTTCTGCTGATATTCTTTCTCAATATATTGTAGGACAGACAATTGTTGGAAATACTTCTGGTATTCGTGCTAAAGTTGTCAATGCTTTAACATCTGATCAGTCAGAAAAAGGATTTACAACGTTATATGTAAAGTATTTGAGTGCAAGCACTACTAATACAAATGGAACCTTTGGTAATGATGAAATATTAATTGCAGAAAATTCATTTAGCATTGGCAATACTGTAATTCAAAAAAATACTGATTTCGCAAAGTGTATTAGTTTAAATCCAACTTCTATTGGATCTGCCGCAAAAATAACAAGCGGAATATATTATACAAAAGGGTATTTTGTTAATGTTGAAGAGCAAGAAATAATCTTAGATCAATTTGGAACTACACCATCATATAAGGTTGGTTTACAAATATTAGAAGAGATTGTAACCCCAGAGGATGACATTTCTCTTACTGATCCATCACAAGGATATTCAAATTATTCTGCGCCAGGGGCACATAGATTTAAGTTAACAGCGATTTTAACTAAAAAAAGTTTAGATGATACTTCTGTTACTGATTTTATTGAACTTCTCAGATTAGAAAAGGGGTATGTTAAAGAAATAGTATCTTCATCCAGAGCACAGTTAGCAAAAACATTAGAAGATACATTTGCAAGAAGAACTTATGATGAATCTGGAGATTATGAAGTTCGTCCATACGATTTTTCAAAAGACGAATGCTTCAATGATGGTATTAATAATGGTATCTTTTCATCAATTAATAGTACAGATGATGGAAATACTCCATCCAAAGATTTATTTGAAATAAATGTATCTCCTGGTAAATCTTATGTTAGAGGATATGAATTAGAAACATTAGCAACTACTTATGTTGATATTAAAAAACCAAGAGCAACTGAATTACTTGGAAATGCAACTATTAGAACAGATGCTAGATCTATAGAATTTAGAATCAGCAACTCTTCTAATAATAATCACATAACATATTCTCAACTTACTTCATCATTAAATTCTATTGTACCGTTATTAGATACTAATGATGCTGTAATAGGATATGCAATAATGCTATCCTATGAACAAGTCGATAGTGGATCATCAGATTATATAATTATTAGATTAGCAAATATAAGATTTATATCAACTTCATATAATTTATCTTCTATTAAAAAGATAAGATTTGCGGGAACAATTACTTATACAACTACGCCAAATACATCAACTGGTGGAGTCATAAAAACAATTGATAAAATTAGTGGAGCATTTAACCCATTATTTTTTCCAGTTTATGAAACAAGTGTAATTAAATCTTTAACTGATACTAAAGTACAAGATGTTTTTACAAAATATATTGGTTCAACAGGATCTACAACTACAATAACAATTAGTGGTAGAAGTTATTATTCAAAAAATGCAGCAGATTACACATTAAGAATTAATGGAGATGCTGGAACTACAGAAAGAACAATTAGCAATCTTGCAATCGATGGTAGTGGTACTTTAACTTTTGTTTTTAGTGGATCTGCTGTTTCTTCTGGAACTGCATACATATTAATTGGTCCAGAGAAAATTAACGTCCCAAGTATAAAATTAGCATCTCTCAAAAAAATGAGAGCATTGAGATTAGCAAATATTGCTAACAAATATAATGTAAATGATACTACAATTTCTTTAGGAACAACTAGAGTATCCAAAATTCATGCAATTTACAATACTTCGTCTGGTACATTAACCGAATCAATTCTTCCCAAAATTACATTAAATGCTGGTGCTGGAGTATTTAAAATTGGTGAAGTAATTGTTGGAAAATCAAGTGGGGCTAAAGGTAGAATTATAAAGCAAGATGTAAATGCAATTTATTTTACTTATATTAGTCAGACAAATTTTGCTATAAATGAAGATATTTTTGGATATTTAAGTTCATCAACTGGCACTATTTCTGTAATTAATAATAATGGATTGCCTGATATAAAATCTCGCTATATGTTAGATGATGGTCAAAGAGATCAGACATTTGAATTTTCAACTTTAACAAAAGTATCTTCAGATAGCGTTATTTCTGGAGATCTTGTTGTTATCATGGATCATTTCAAAGATCAAGTAACATCAGGTCAATTCTATACGGTAAATTCATATTATGATGCTGATATTGATGAAATTCCATCATATAATTATGATGGAAATAGAGTATATTTAAATGATCTAATTGATTGGAGAATCAATCAATTAGATACTTATGTCAGTACAACATCAGGCGAATATAATGCACCATATACAATTAATGCTAATGAAATTTTAGCGAATACTAATTTATTATCATATGGAAACACTAACTATATCACTTCAGAATACCTTTTTCCATCTGGAACAACTGATGGCGATATAGAATACTATCTTGGTAGAATTGATGATTTATATCTTGATAAAAATGGCAAATTCCTTTCTCAAAAAGGAGTAGCAGCATTAAAACCAAAACCCCCAACAGATTCATTAGCTAATGCTATGAAAGTGTTGTCCATATCAATGCCTCCTTATGTTAGGAGTTTGGATGATGTTATTATAAGAAGATATAATAACAAAAGATATACAATGCGAGATATTGGCAATTTAGAAAAACGCCTTGATAATGTAGAATATTATACTCAACTTAGTTTGCTGGAAACAGATACAGCTAATTTGTTTATAGAAGATTCAAATGGAAATAATCGATTAAAAAATGGATTTTTAGTTGATAATTTTACTTCTCATTCAATAGGACAATCTGATCATCCAAATTATAAATGTGCTATTGATAGTGCTCTTGGGGAATTGCGCCCACCTCATTATACTACCAATGTTGCATTGAAGTATCAAGAAACACCTACAAAATATATTAAAGGTGATTTTATTATGCTTGATTATACTGATAAATTATTAATTGAGCAAAATTATGCAGCAGTTGTGGAAAATGTTAACCCATTTGCTGTTAGTTCCTGGGTTGGTCTTGCTTTTGTATTTCCAGCATCAGATGATTGGATTGATGAAAATAGATTACCAGAATCACTAACAGAAGTTGAGGGTGATTATTCTGCTACTGTCTTTGCAATGGGTGTTGATAGGAATACAGGTTTTGCTCCTATTGAATGGAATGCTTGGAAAACTCAATGGTCATCAACTTCTGTAACAACCCAAACGTGGACAGAAGGTGGAGGTCCAATAAGAAACGTTGAACAAACAACAACTAGAACAGATAGATTCCAAACTAGATCTGGAATTAGACCTAGAGTTACCCCAAAAACAGAGAGAAAAGTTCTTGGAGATAGAGTAGTAGATACTAAATACGCATATTGGAAGAGATCTAGAAATATTTCAGTGACTTCATTTAGATTGAAACCAAATATTAGAGTATATGCATTTTTTGATGGTAGAGATGTTACATCTTTTGTAACTCCAAAAATTTTAGAAATTGCTATGGCAGCATCTTCCGTTGCATTCCAAATTGATGAAGATATTATCGTAACTGGCAATGTAAATAGAAAATTTAGAGCAAAACTTGTTGCTCCAGGATCTGGTATTGATAATTTGGGTCGTCCATACACAGTAAATCCATATAATGGTGAAACAATTACTGCAACTTCCTACACATCAACATCTACATTTTTAAATCTTGACATTCCATCAATGCAAGTATTAAATACATCTGAAATGGGTGGATATGTACTTGAGGGAGATACCATTGTTGGATTAACAAGTGGTGCTACAGCAACAGTCATCAATAAAAAATTGATTGCCGATGAATTAGGCAACGTGCAATTAAGTTTTTACATTCCAGATCCAAATGATGATGCAAATCCAAGATTTAAAGTTGGGGAATCAGTATTCAGGGTATCTGATAGTCCAATCAATTCATTAATACCTGGAGTTGTTGACAGCTCTGCAGAAGCATCTTATACTGCAAGTGGAACAATTCTTACAAAACAACAAGATACATTATTAGTTAGAAATGCAGAGGTTGTTAGAGATACTGTAAGTGATAGTAGAATGTTAACTAGTTCGTCAACTTCCACTAGAGTTGGAGGTTGGTATGACCCTCTTGCACAATCATTCTTGATAGAAGAAAGTGGTGGATGTTTTATTACAAAAATTGATGTATACTTTAGCACAAAAGATTCTAATCTTCCAGTAACTATGCAGATTAGAGAGATGGTTAATGGGTATCCATCTCCAGAGATTTTAGGCACAATCAATAAAGATCCAAGTAATGTCTCTGTTTCTAAAGATGCAAGTGCTGTGACTACTTTTGTTTTTGATACTCCAATTTATCTTGCAGAAAGAAAAGAATATTGTTTTGCACTATTAACATCTTCAGTTGAATATAGAGTTTGGCTTTCTGAAATGGGTAAAGATGACTTAAGTGGAGAAAAAATATCTAAACAACCATATGCTGGTGTTCTTTTCAAATCACAGAATGCATCTACATGGACAACATCAGAAATGCAAGATTTTAAATTTAAGATTTATAGAGCATCATTTAATATTAATGAATCACCTACTATCAATTGGGTGAACGATAATAGCGGATCACTTCAATATACTCAATTGAGAAGAGATCCAATTGAATTAAATGTAAATTCAAATAGAATAAAAGTAAATCACACTAATCATGGTATGCATGATCCTGCATCATTTGTAGACATTACTGGAGTAAGTTCTGAACAGTATGCAACTTTATCTGTAAATTGGAGTGGTGCTCCAGGCGCAATTACAGTAAACGGCAATAGAACAGCATTCTATTATACTTCAAATATTAATGGAAGTCCTCCAACAAATACAAATCCTGGTTATTTAAAAATTGGTGGAGTTGTATATAGTTACAATCCAACTACAGTTGGAACTGCGGATACAAATGGAAATTATACAATCACAACACTTGCAAGAATTTCTGGAACTGCTCCATCTGATGGATTTAAAGCAGATGAAGAATGGCAGGTCGAAAATTATGTAATCGATGGAGTTCCATTAACATTGATTAATACGATTCACAGCAATTTAGAATGGATAACACTTGATAGTTATCAAATTAATCTACCAATAACTAGAACATCAGCAACTAATTTAACGATTGGTGGAGATAAAGTATTTGTAAGTCAGAACATACAGTATACTCAATTTGAACCTCTTGTTACATATAAAGAATTACCAGGAACTTCAATTTTGGCTTCATACTCTGGTACTACTGGTACTTCTATTGGTTCGTCTTCTTATTCAAATCCTTCCACATATACTTCACCTAATCAAAAATCTTATATTAGAGATTCTGACTTCTTTCCAATAGTTTTAAATGAGAATAATTTACTTTCTGTTCCATATTTGATTGCTTCAAACTTAAATGAAGAAAAACAAATGATTGGTGCAAAATCAGCAACCATGCGATTGGTTCTTTCTAGTACTAAGGAAAATTTAAGTCCTATTATTGATAAAAATAGAGTTAGTTTAGTGACTACTAACAATAGAGTTACTGATTTTGATTCAACAGAATTTAAAAAACAATATTTCTTTAATTCTCCACCATCTCCCAATGACACTTTTAATATTGCAATTGATCCAATTCATGATTACAATGCAGCAAACTATATTACAAAAATAGCAACTCTTGCAAATCCATGTACAGGGTTGAGAATTGAATTTGCTTCTTATAATCCTTCTGTTTGTGATGTTGATGTTTATGTTAAGTTACTAACTGGTGATGAAAGTGATTACAATCAAATACCTTGGGAAAAACTAACAACAGCAAATTATAATAAAAAGGATGAACTTAGATTTATTGATCTTTCTTATAATTATAACACTGCAAATGCAAACGAAACATTTAGTAAATATACAATCAAATTAAGAATGAGATCTCGTAATGCTGCCGTTGCTCCGATTATTAAAGATTTAAGATGTATAGCTCTAGCTTAATCCCAGTTGAAGGTCACGATGGTCTGTATCGTGACCTAAAAACAAATTCTATAGTAAACACAGACCAAGAGGCATATTTTAAATATGTGTCCCAAAGAAATAAAAAAAGAGAACAGGAAATAAAATTAGAAACTGCCGAAGAAGATATCAATAATTTAAAATTAGAAATAGCAGAGATAAAAAATTTATTGCTAGAACTGGTAAATAAGAATAGCAATTAGTATAAATACACTTGAAGTAGGAATACTATAATGTTAGCTGCTGTAACCAATTTAGTTGTTTACCAAGGAAGTGATTTCCAAACTACATTTTTTGTAACCAACGATAATGGTTCTCAGTTCAATTTGACTGGGTATACTGGTCAATCTTTGATCAAAAAACATTATACAAGTAGCACATCTGTTACTATGAATGTGAATATAAACCCTCCACAAAATACAGGTTCCGTTACTTTATCATTACCAAATACAGTAACTTCTACCATGACACCAGGACGTTATGTTTATGATGTTGTTTTGACCAGCAATTCTAATTATAAATCTAGAGTATTAGAAGGTGTTTTAACAGTAGTAGAAGGAGTAACACTCTAAATGGCAAGGGTTAGATTTGGAGATCAAGCATCTCCACAAGTATCAAGAGTAGCACTTGGCGGTGCAGCTACATTGCAAAATTTAGGTGACGTTGATGTCTTAACAAATGGTTTGCAAGATGGATATATTCTAATTTATAATGCTGCAACAAGTAGATTCCAATCAGGAAATGTATTAAATAACGTAACAGTAAACGGGGGTAGCTTCTGATGGCATCAACCATCCTTATAAAAAGAAGTACTGGCACCACAGTACCATCTTCATTAGAATTCGGTGAACTTGCAGTAACAGTTGGAACTGGCACTCAAGTAAATCGTGGTGATAGGATTTTTATTGGTGATAATAATACCACAGTACAAGTTATTGGCGGTAAGTATTTCACTGACATGCTTGATCATGTTCATGGAACTCTTACTGCGAATTCTGGGGTTATTGTAGATAATAACTCAAAGATAAATCGCTTTAGAGTAGATGATATTAATCTTGACGGCAACGTAGTAGAAACAGATACTACTGATACTGATCTCATTTTCAGAGCAAATGGTTTTGGTAAACTTGTTATTGAAGATGAACAAGAATTGGAATTTGGTACTACAGGTGATATTGAATTAAAATTTGATGCTACTGCTAATGTCTTAAGATTAGATAGAGTTGGGTTAAATACCCCAGATTTTCGTTTAGATGATGATTTAAAAATTCAATTTGGTAGTGTTGGAAATGGTGGTATCAGATATGATGCAACTCAATTAAATATAATTCGTGTTGATGGGGCGGATTGGCAATATGATAATGGAGTTGCAGTTCAATTCTCAGACGTAACGGAATCATCTAGCAGAACTACAGGTGCTGTTAAGATTTCTGGTGGACTAGGTGTAGATAAAACTGCTTGGATTAAAGAACTTAGGGTAGATGATAATGCAATTCTTGGTACATCATCTAGCGATATCTTAACTGTAAATTCGACTACATCATTTAAAAATGGAGTTACATTTGAAGGCACAGTAACAAATTCCAATGTTACTGTTAATCAAACAGGTCAACTTAATATTGATAATTTAAGATTTGATGGCAATACAATTTCAACAACTTCTGGATCCACAATTATTTTAGATCCAGATCCAGCAAGCGGAGATGCTTCTGGGGAGTTAATCATTCGTGGTAATCTTCAAGTTGCTGGTACAACCACTACTATAAACTCAACTCAAGTTACAGTTAATGATCCAATCTTTAACATTGGTGATCAAACATCTCAAAAAGTATTATCTGCAAATGCTATCGCAGGAACCTCTGCAATTAATATTGATAATCCTTCTGGTATCAATACTGGATCCTTGGTAACAGGAGATAATGTTGGAACTGGTGGTAGAACCATCACTAGTATTGAAGTTGTTTTTCACGTTTCTGCTGGAGGGTTCGCTACTCCTCCAAGTATAGGAGCGCCAATTTATTTTTATAATGGTACAAATTATGAGCAAATTGGTACATACCAAACTCAAACTACTAATACAGTAAGAATTACAGTTTCTCCTACATTATCCTTAAGAGAAAGTTCATATTATGAAGGTGGTTCTTTAACCAAAGCAAATACTGGATCCCCACAACTTTTAATTCTTGTTAAAGAACCTACAGATAAATCTGTATTTGAAACTACAATTTTAAATTTATCTAATGGTATTTCAGGTGCAATTAATCTTGGAGAATCTATTGATATTGTTCAAGGTTCAAACGATGGAATGGACCGTGGTATTCAATATACATATCACAATGGAACTTCAATTAAACATGGATTCTTTGGATATGATAGAACTGGAGGATCTGATGGTTTAGGTGCATTTACATTTATTGAAGATGCTACAAATACAAATAATGTTTTCACTCATTCAGTGGGTGGAGTTGGATCAGTAGAGCGTGAAAAAAATGATTTAGATGTATCTAGTGGAACAACTCTTGCTGGTGCAGCAAATCAATTATATCCTTCATTAAATCCAACTGGTGGAAGTGGGTCTGGATTAGTAGTATCTGTTTCCAGAAATGGTTCTGGTGCAATTAGCACAATTACTATTACCTCTGCTGGAACTTATTATCAAGAAGGTGATCTTTTAACTATTAGTGGTAATTTAATTGGTGGTGTAGTTGGAACAGATGATCTTTTACTGAGAGTAATTTCTGTTATTTCAACTAGAGGAACAGTATTAATTGGTGATCTTGAATTAGACAATGATTTAGCGGTCCAATTTGGTGGTACTGGTAGAAGTGAATTTAATACTAATGGAATTCTTTACGGAAACGGAATTGGAGAACTCAAAGAAACTGCTGCTGCTAATATGGCAAATCCAGGAGTTGGTCCTGATGTTGCAACTTCATTCCAAATTTTAACTGTAACTGCTGCTGGTATTCCAGTATGGACAGATACAGTTGACGGAGGAACATTTACCTGAGGTAACTTATGAATGAAATAGATGTTAATGTTTTGATTTCAATCCTTCAAAAAAAGGTTTCTGACTTGACCCTTACTAATGTAGTATTAGAAGCAAAAGTTAAAGATTTGACAAATAGGTTAAATAGTATTATAGAAAAGTCACAACAAGAGAATGCTATAAATGGCAACCAGAATCAAGTTAAAGAGATCCCTAACACCGAACTCAGCACCGACGACTTCTGATCTTTACGACAAAGAAGTAGCTCTTAATATTGCTGATAGGACATTATTTGTAAATAATAATGGTACTATTCAAGAAGTTCTAAACGCAGATCCAAACGATGAAACCATTGTTCCATCAATGTTTTCATCTTCGATTACTAATGGAGTCGGAAAAACTTGGTATGTTTCAAAAAATGGAACAGACAAAGCAATACTTGGTTCTGTAAATCCTAGACACGGTTCTACTACTGGTTCAAATTCATGGGGCAAAACGCCAATGACGGCGTTTTCCTCATTAAAATATTGTCTTGATAATTATGCTACTGATGGGGATACTGTCGTTGTGGGTTCAGGAGTTTATACTGAAACTTTTCCATTAACAGTTCCAGTTGGGGTTTCAATTTCTGGTGCTGGATTCAAAACCACTTTTATTAAACCAACAGTTGGTACTAATAATAAAGATGCGTTTTTAATTCAAAGTAACTGTAATATAGAAAATATTACAGTTACTGATTTTTATTATGATTCAGTAAATGATACTGGATATGCATTTAGAACAAAATCTGGATATACTATAAGTGTTTCAGGAAGAAGACCTTATGTTCAGCGTTGTTCTGTAATTACTAAAGGTAGTGTAACCACTGGATCCGATCCAAGAGGATATGCACAGGGAGATGCAGGAAGAGGCGTATTAATTGATGGTGGAGTAGTTGCAACTAATTCAGCAGAAGCATCTATATTATTTAATGAATGTACATTTGTTGTACCTAATTCAGTTGGATTATATTTAAAAAATGGTGCTAGATGTGAATGGTTAAATTCATTTACTTATTTTGCTGCAGATAGCGTTATTGGAGAAAATCCAGGCGGAACAGGATTTGCTGGTCAGGGAAGAGCAAGATTAAAATTCAATGGTATGTCTGGCACATTTGCTGCTGGTAATACTATAACTCAATATGATACTGACGGTACAACTGTTTTAGCATCTGGTACTATTAATCAAAATGATGGTACATATATTTACCTTACTGGTCAAGGAACAGGTAATTTTGTTGAGGCGTTACAATCATCATTAACTCCAAAGCAGGTAACTGTTAATGGTGATGCTCAAATTAGTACTGCTATTAAAAAATTTGGTAATAGTTCTTTAAAATTAGATGGAACTGGAGATTACTTATCAGTAGCAAGTTCTTCTGATTTTAATTTTGCAACTGGAGATTTTGCATTAGAGTGCTGGGTATATCCTACTGAGTTTACTTCATATAGAACTATCTTTGACTTTAGAACTACCACTAGTGATACTAATGGAATTATCTTAGGTCAGAGTGACACTGGTGCGATATACTTCTATTATAATAGTAATTATAGAGTTGGACCTGTTGGATCGGTTACTCTTAATGCTTGGAACCATGTTGCTTTAACCAGATCAGGATCATCAACAAGATTATTCATCAATGGAACTCAAGTTGGATCAACTTATACTGATACAAACAATTATCCTGTACGTCCAGTTAGAATTGGTGCAGATCCTAATGGTGCATATGCTTATAAGGGATATATTGATGAAGTAAGAATTTCAAAAGGAGTATCTAGATATACTGGAACTTTTACTCCTTCAACAACGGCATTTACTGCTAGTATCAATACC